CTAATTCTAGTCTGTAAGGTGTCTATTTCATTATACAAGTCCTGTGCCATGTAGAAATCACTAACTGGCACGTATAAACTTGTCGTTTGGTTAGCCAAAAGGAAGGGGGGACACGGGTAGAACCCGTCTAGCTCTAAGAAATCATCCTTAGTTTCCAATACTTTGTCGTATCCTGGGGATATCCACACTACTTTCCGCTTAGTTTTGTCCCAAAGCTCCCAAATTTCCGCTTTCATCCATACAGAGTCAGTATCAGCCTCGGTAGCATCGTCTTTATCAGACACAGCCTGTTGGGCTAACTGAACACCATCGGCAGCCTCCTTACCAAAGCGAGCCTGTACCTCATCTTTCGTTAAATAGCTGCGGAACCCTATCCAAGTGAGGTCACTAAAGGTTCTACCCCAACTATAGGCAACGTCCCTCCAGTGGTGGTAGTTCACAGGGGCTTCTTCACTGATAAACTCTTCACCGTCCATCTCTACTTCGTACAGTACCCTAGCACAGCCGAGGCCTGGGAGTAACCTATCCTGAAGTACGGCCTTGAGAACAGAGTCATACTCATCACCATTGTCTTCTACATCTGCATTCAAAGCCCTGTCCATGATTTCCGAAGCCACACGGCCTATATCATCATTGGAGTCTGCATTCTTACGAGAAACATCCACTTTCGGTAGATTACCGTACAGCATAGACTGTAGGGTAATGGTATTAGAGTGGAACAGGTTTAAGCGGAACTTAGCACTGCGCTCATCTGTACTACCAGCATCACGGGTCTTACGATGTCCACCCTTGTAGCGCATCACGACCTTAGTGCCTTCTCTCTGCCACTGCCTCAGTCTAGTTTCACTACCAGCCAGCTCCTCTTGCCAGAACTTATATTGGCCAGAAGGGTTATTCTTATAATCTTTACGGGACTCTATAGAGCCTTTATTTATATCTGACGTTGACATTTCACATCCTCAATGTATTAAATCGTGACCCACCCTGCTCCCTGAGATCCCACAGGTCATTCATGGTGTAGGTTGGGAGCTTGAAAGGCTCAGGGGGCTTGGTGGATTCTTCTCTCTGCTTGACTGCCTCGCTACATACTAAAGACATATAACGGAAGGAGTCGCTGGGGTTGCTCGCCCAGTCGTGCAGGGGCTTGTCGGTAAACTGCTTTAGAATTTCGTTGTAGTTTCGGCGGTACGCGCGTAACCCTTCGACTCCGTCGTAACACGTTGTCGTGTTTATATCACAGTACGGTAGAACCTTACGGGCGGCATCAATTCCATGCTGTACAGATAGTCTCGGGACAATCCTAATCGGATATCCTCGTTCAAGGAACTGCTCCACCGTCGTCTTCCCAGTTTGGAGAGTCTTCGCCCTCGCATCATGGGGGAGCCATATCGTTTGGTAAGTGTACGGCTTCTGGTCAAGCATGTTGAAGTAGTGGGGGAGGGCTTGCCCTGCATTTTCATAATAGTCTATCACCTGTATGGGCTGGTCTTTGGTAGGGTCTTCCTGCCAGAACCAGTAGGCACTGGAGTCAGTATAGCCTAAATCACTTGATACCTGCACCTCTAGTTCCGGGTTCCACGGGGCTAATCCAATGGCTATCTGTCCCAGTGCCTCCAGCTCCTGTATCATATCTGCATAGTATGTACCAAGGACAGCAGCCTCAAAGTCACATTCCATTTCCTGCTGGTACTCAGCCTCAGTCATCTGAGATCGCATCTCCGCCAGCTCCTCCGGGTCAAGTATCCCAGATTCGCTGGCTTTCAGGGTAAGGTGATACCACTTGTCTACTTCTGTGATGCTGCGCCTATTCATTTCCCAGAAGTGGTTCTTACCCTTTGGAGTTCCGATGAAAGCAGCCCAGCCCTTACGGTCAGCAAGAGTAGGAAGGACGACTTGTCCCCAGAGGCTAGGTCGGCAATCGCCGAATTCGTCAAGGACAGCTCCGTCATTATAGATTCCTCGGAGCGCATCGGGGTTGTCCGCTCCGTACAGTGTAATCCATGAGTCATTGAATAACTCCACTCGTAGTTGAGATTCTCTTACCTTCTTGATTACTGGTCCTCCAAATTCCTTGAGGTACTCCCAAGCAACGTCCTTCGCTTGGCGGTAGAAGGGGGCGATATAGGAGTAACGGGCATTGGTCTTCTGAGTGTAGGTAGCTCGTGTTAGTAGCTCGTTGACACAGGCTACTGTCTTACCTCCCCGTCTATGCACGACCATACACGCCCATCTGTGTACTCTCTCGTGGAAGGGGCGGAATTGCTCCCTTGGCTCGTAGAGTAGTTTAATCTCCGGCATTAGATGTTAGTGATGTGGACGTAGCGTATGAGGGCTGAGTACTTATTACCCTGAGTTAGCAGGTACTCTATTGACTCTATGTGTAGGGTTTGCTCCGGCACTGGTATCCAATCAGTAAGCCACGTATTGATACTTATCTGCAGAGCAGCCGCATTAGCTTCTTCTAAGATTTCCACTTGCGGGATGTACGAGTAGTCTCCTTGGGTGGGGGCTGATACGTAGTCAGGTTTGCGGAAATTCATAGGTTATTCATCTGCACCTGAGTTGACTTAGGTAGCTGGTTCTTCTCATTCATCTAGAACTCCTCGTGGTAGTACGTGCTTGATAACAATATCAGTCGACTCGCCCAGCGCAGAGGAGGCTTGGCTGGGTAAGAGTCGACTGTAGAGCTTATAGAAATCGGTAGGGTGGGTGTGAGCCCATAGTGCCAGACGTGGCACACCACCGATAAGCTCAAAGGCATTTGTGAATGCGGATACGACCTGAGCTCTATTTACTGATGTGTTCCTTGGTACGCTCAGCCTCTTAGTTGACTGGTTCGCGAGGGCTTGCATATCCTCATCCCAGTCGGAGACTATGAGTTCTTGTGTATCAGATTCTTTCTCCGCCTCCGTATACTCACTCGCCGGAATAAACTCGCTCTTGGGGGTGTCTTTGGTAACGCCTATACCACCGCTCAATATCTTTCTCCAGGTCGTTCCTCTGGGTAGGGGACAGGCCGTCCCTACTCTTCATTCGTGCGTAGCATAACATACGAGGTAATACGATGGCAAGCAGTTTTGGTTCAAAGCCTTCTGTCCGTGCTATGGATAGCCAGTAGGCTTTGTTCTTTGCGCTGGGGGCTGAAGTCATGAGTATGCAGTCTCCACTAACAGCACCGGAAAGAACATCTTTCCGTGTACTGTGCGTGGACCATTCGTTCTTGTTTCCAAGGTCGGTGTCGTAGACCATCATCTCAGGAAGAGAAGGGACTGAGTCCCTTCTCTTCCTGTTGATCTCCTTCGCGTAGGTCGTCTTCCCTGATCCTGGAGGTCCTGTTATGATCAAAAGTTTCATAGGGTACTTAGTATAATGTCACTTTTGTTCATTTGCAAACTTGGTATCTATTCTAATTTGACACACATTTTATGGGAACGCGACGAGAGAAAAGGTGCATTTTTTATTTTAAAAAAGCCAATACCCTTTCGGCATAAGCAACGCTCTGCTTATGCCATAACGGTATAGATAAGTGCTTGCACCCGACACCCACTGTGCTATACTGTCTTTGTAGTTAGGTAGTCTTATTAATAACCATAGGAGTAGCATCATGGCTAATATAGCTGAGCAGTACACAGTAAACGACAAAAAGCAGTACAATCCTAATCCGGAGACTGCACAGGGTAACAGCACGTCGTGGGGTATCGTCAAGGCGTGTTTAGCCAACGGTCCCAAAACCCGCAAGGTACTCGAGCAAGCACTTGTCGAGCGCAACCATACCCCGTTCATAGGGTATGCCATCCGCAGGGGTTGGTTAGTAGAAAAGTAGTTAAACAGGCCAAGGACGGCCTATTACCATAGGAGCAGCACATGAGATATTTACTCTATACATATTTGTTTGGTATGATACTTGGTTTATCACTGTTATCACACACTGCCGAAGCAAGGGAACGAGTAATAGCTTGCAAAGAAAACAGGACAGGCATAGTGTTCATTTACGAAGGCCGCAGATGCCCATCAGGCTCAAGGCGGGTTTATTCAAGGTAGTTCATAGGGGCTCTCCGGAGCCCCTTTCTTTTTCTTCTCTTTAGTCGGATCGGACTTCCGATATCCAGATCGGTAATCGCTCTACGTTGCGTAGCAAAAATCGTGCCAAGATTTCAGATCGGTAATCGCTCTACGTTTCCGATTGCGTAGCAAAAATCGTGCCAAGATTTCTCTTCGGAAATCGCCTCACCTCTGTAAATTAGATAAAGAAATGCTTGTTTCCGATAGTTAGGCGTGCTATACTACGTTGAGTAGTGGGGGCATCCTGTCACCACAGCATAGGAGAAGTCTAATGGTTAAAGCAACCGAAAAAGCAGTAAAGGCCGAAGCACCAGTTATTCGCAAGTTTAAGCTGGGCGAAGCCAAGTATAGTCCACGTGTCGAGCACAATGAAGTCGCTTGGGACAAGGTAAACACTTGCCTGATGAAAGGCAAGGGGACCGCCACCCACGCTGATTTGGCTAAGGCTCTGGAGCAGCATTTCAGTAAAAGCGAGGAGGACCATGTAAACTTCATAAGTTACATGACTCGCCGTGGTAGCTTGGTAGAAGTAGCGACTAAGTAACCGGTCGGGGGGCAGGGCGAAAGCCCTGTTCCCCTTTTTATGATTTGGTGAGTTCGGAATACCCGAGGACATATCTTCTTGAGATCATATCGCCCTACGTTTTGCGGGGGAATGGGTGG